CTGGTGGCGGTGTGTTTCTATTTCCTGGTTGAGATCTTGGTGGTTGTTGAGTAGGTGGTGCAGGCGCTCCTCCCGGTGGGACGGCAGGAACACCTCTTAGTCCTGCTAATGTCGCTACGGCAACCGCTCTTGCTAATTGGAAAGCAAATTGAATTGGTCTTAGTATGAGAAGTCTCAGTGCTGGTGCAGCAATAGTCGAACCAAGTCTTCCTAGAATATTCAGAAGAATTCCAAATCCACCATTCAATCCACCATATAGTAAGGCAGCAATCGCCAAGTCACCTTTAATCTTATCAAAGACTTGACCTAATCCCTCTTTTCCATCAGAGGATAATGAAGATATAACACTTATAATTCTACTGACTAATATTCCACCTAATAAAGTATTGAAGAATTTTCCAAGATTAAACAAAGACCCTTGTACTTTTGCTCCAACAACTCTCAGTGGTTTTATCAAAGCACTCTGTATCCTTCTCTCAATCAGAGATTCTTTTCCCTCTCTTATTTGTTGTTCTGCTAAAGTTCTTTCCTGTCTATTTTTTTGCTGATCTCTCGCCTGTTCTATTAAGGAAGATCTTTGGATTTGTTGAGAAATACCTTGAAGTGATGCACTAAGCACTCCAATCTGAGAAGTCACACCTGCTAGAGTATTATTCATACTCTGCAGAGCAAGTTGATTTCTCTGTAAAGCAATCGCCGTCTGTGGATCTTGTTGAGGAGCTTGCTGTACTGGACGACCAATTACAGCAGCAGAAGGAATAACATTCCTTCTAACTCTCATACCCAATATTGGCGATGAAAATTCAGCCATTTAGTCCAGATTGCTGCTGTGCTTTGAGATTTTCTTCCTCAATATATTGTTGTAGGAAACTGAGATATACTTCTCTTTCCCACGGTATCATGTTTTCAATCTCTGTTAATGAGTATTTATGATGCTGAATCAAGGCAAAATTTGTTTTGAAGTATGACTCAAGGTCTTCATGAGCCATACTCACGCGAAAAAAGCGTTAAGTCCCTCCAAAACAATTTCACTCTCTACACCAGTGTTAGGATTTTTAACCGTAACTGTGTGAGATAGTTTAGGCATAGTTTCAAAAAAGTTTTCAATCTCTTTGAATTGTTTTGAACTTAACTGCTCTAGAAATTCGTTTAGTTCTTTCTTCGTACAGTCCGAAGTAGACCAAGATTCTTCCTCATTAAACACCTGCTCAATGCAAGAAGAGATAACTTCAAAAGTGCTTTCTACAGTAAGTTCAGTAGCACCAAAATTGTTTTTAATGAATTGTTCCATAGAAGGATACTTCATTCTCATAGTCAGAGCATCATCAAGGACAATATCTCTTGAGTGCCCCTTTCCCTTTTGAACTTTTATTTCATCCAGGTTAATAACTGTTGGAACTTGTGTTTCACCATCATCAGGACAAGTTACAAGAACCTCAACATCTTCACCAACAGACTTACCTCTAATGTTTAGGAAAAGATATTCAATGTCAAACGTAGACAATTCATCTACCTTGACATTTCTTGTGATAATGCAGTTACTGATAACATCTTTGACTGCTTCAGCAATTTGCTTCTCATCTTCACTTTCCATAGCGATGATAAGAACTTTTTCTTCACGAACTAAAAAAGGTCTGTATTTTATTTTCTTTCCAGTTGATGGTAATGCCAACTCATATGTTGGAGTAGAAATCTTTGGTAAAGGCATAATAATCTATTCAGTACACTTATTTATCTGGGGGGATACATCCTTTCAAGAACGTCAATTGAATAATCAGTGACACTATCATAACCAGCTTCTTCAGCAGATAACCGAAGATCTTCATCATTGTATCTTCCTGCATTCTCAAGTATTTCATCACTAATACCTGCTCCATCTATTCTATTAATTTTACCGTTACCATAAGTAATATTATTAGATCTTCCTCTTGCAACAGAGAGACTATCAAATTTACCCATTAGATATCTATCAAAACTAAATGTAGCAGTTGCCTTCAAAACTTCCGACTGCTCATATTTTACTGGTGTAGAACTTAAATCAATTGGGAACAATCCAATAAATCTATATTCCAGTTCTTCCTTGTAGTCTCTATCAAATTTGATAATCGTGCTCTGATCACACTTATAACTATGGGGATACTCCATTCTATGGAAGTAATTGTTATTACTCACTCTGTTCTTACTGGTGGTTGCTCCATTAGCGATAAATTCCATCCAGTGCTCTAGGAACTTCAAAGTTTTGTATTCATTGTCAACGTAGAATTCTAATTGAATCTGTGTGAATAATCTTGTGTGTGCCATTTTTTCAGACACACCCATATGATTTCCAATAATGTCTGATGTTGCAAGTCTACTACCTGGCAAAACTGCATTATAGCAAAGGAGTCCAGATGTTTCTGATATAAACCTATTATTAACACCTCTAATCTGCAGATGCTGTCTTAAATTAAGTGGTAATCCAGCAAAGAACACTTGATAGTGAGAACTCTGTGCGAGATTGGTGAAGGTTGGTTTAAAGTCTGATATTCTGCGAGGTTTTACCACTCTAAATACCTAATATGATTCTGTTATTATTATTTAGATGGCATATAAGGGTAAATATTCACCGTCGTATCCTAGAAAGTATAAGGGAGACCCCACAAACATTGTATATCGTTCCCTCTGGGAGAGAAAATTTATGGTCTACTGTGATTTGAATGAGAATATTCTTGAGTGGGGGAGTGAAGAAATAGTCTTACCCTACAGATCACCTGTTGATGGAAGAGTGCATCGTTACTTCCCAGACTTTTACATTAAGGTAAAAGAATCTACGGGCAGAATCAAGAAGATGATTATTGAAATCAAACCTAAGAGGCAGTGCTCCCCACCATCAAAACCTAAGAAGCAAACAAAAGGATATCTTCGTGAGGCATATGAATATGCTAAGAATCAAGCAAAGTGGGAAGCAGCATCAGAGTGGTGTAAAGACAGGGGATATATCTTTAAGGTCTTCACTGAAAAAGAACTAGGTATCAAGTAATGGCAAGGAACATCAAATCTGGTGGACGACTTGGTAAAAAGTATTTCTACGTCTATGAGACTGGTGAAGTAACTTCTAGTAATGATCCAGATATTGAAGTAGGTTCTAATGTTTATGACGATGGTGTCAGGAAAGACATCCGTGAGGAGGAAGACAGACCGACAGATACTGATGAAAATGTCAACAGGATTCGTGGAGTTGTTGACAGTTTAGGAAGAAGAAATAGAAGGATGCATCCCACTGATATAATGCAGGCACTTATCATGGCATTAGACCCTGTTGAAGGTATGCCTCAACCTGATAAATACTACACATACATATATAACGCAAAGACTCCTGGCATTCGTTATGATCAGCATCCGTTGGTGCTTGTATCCAGTGTAGGACTTGAAGGGTTCACCGCCTTTAGTTTACACTGGAGGATGATGAGAAAATACACTTATCCAGAAATCGCGAGTAGTCTTTACGAAATTTATCCCTCGGAAGTAAGTGATGCCTTGAGACTTCCAACCGCTTATTACCTGACAAATAACTAGAGTATCTGATGCCAGATAATACCAAATCTACGAATGGTGCAAAAAACACCATAACACCTCGTCGCAGAAAAAACGGTAGACCTATTCTTGAAGAAGAGAGGTTATTGAGATATCCATATGAATCAATTGGTGATGAGATGGATACTTTAAGGATATCTATTGCGGAATATGTTCCACCTTTTGCAGGTGTTGATGACTTTTTCTCCCAACAAGTAGATGGAAAAGATAATCCTAATAGATTAGTGAGTCCACTGAAGGATGGCAAAGGTAACTTAACTGGTGGTATTGAAGTTGAAAAGGGAGCTGTAAAAAAATTATCAGATCTAGCAAATAGAACTGGAACAAGATCAAATAGGGAAGGATTGAAAAATCCCCTTCACACTTTATATCTTCCAATTCCTCAACAACTTTCTGACATCGCTGCAGTTGACTGGACAGATGGTGGAATGAATCCCATTGAGGCATTTGGATTAGCGGCAGGAGCAAGTATACTTAAAGCAGGTGAAGGAGGGTTTGTAGATGCTATTCAATCCTCTGGAGCAATTGTTAATTCTCTTGTAGCAAACGCCGGAGAAGCTCTTCAAAATTCAAATGTGAAGAGTGCCATCATGGCAGCACTCTCAGGAAAGTTAGTGGGATCTTTAGGTGGTCAGGTTACTGGGAGATCTATTGTATCTAGAGCAACTGGTCAGGTTTTTCAACCAAACCTTGAACTTCTTTTCAATGGTGTTGGTCTTAGGGTGTTCCCATTCAGTTTTACCTTCTTCCCAAGAAATCGTAGAGAAGGTCAAGAAGTAATGCGAATAATTAGAGTATTGAAAAGAACCATGGCACCTAAAAAAGGTAATGATGGTTTGTTTATTTCTGCTCCTGATATTTTTCAACTAACTTATATGAAAGGAAAGAATCCACATCCTTTCTTAAATAAATTCAAACCAATGGCATTAACAAACATTGCCTTGAATTATACTGGAGCTAACACTTATTCAACCTTCTATGATGGAACACCTACTCAGATAAAGGTTGACTGCACATTCAAAGAACTCAACCCAATTTATCATGAAGATTACTATGAAAATGACACGGGACATTTTGTAAGTGCTGGTGACTTCCGTGATAGTCTTGACTTCGCATATGGTGATGCTAATACTTATAGAGGAGTTGGATACTAATGGGTTACTTTAGAGAACTACCAAACTTATTCTATCAATCACAATCAAAAGATAGAAATTCTTCAACTGATTACGTTTTAGTTAAAAATTTATTCAGAAGAAATAAATTACGTGATGATCTTCTTGGTGCTACCACCACTTTCAATAAGTATCAAATTTCTGATGGAGAAAGACCTGATACAATAGCACAAGATCTGTATGGAGATCCTCAGTTAGACTGGGTTGTCATGATGGTGGCAAACATCGTCAATGTAAGAGATCAATGGCCGTTATCCGACAGTGAACTGTATAAATTTGCTGAAGAGAAGTATGGAACAAAATTGAATGATGTTCGTTTTCATGAGACTACCCAGGTAAAAGATTCTTCAGGAAGACTTATTTTACCAAAAGGAAAGATTGTTGACTCTGATTTTACTATTCCAAAACCAGGAACTGATACTGCAACACTCAATCCAGTTGTATCAGTTAGTAATTATGATTATGAAATAAGAGAGAATGATAAAAAGAGAAATATTAATGTATTAAAAGCAGACTACTTAGGAATGTTATTAGATGATATGAGAACTATCATGAGATATGATAGATCTTCAAGATTTATTGATAGTCAGACAGTATTTACAGAAAACACCAGAAATACATCTGCAGAATAAAAAAGGGGGTCGTTAGACCCCCTTCTCTGTATCAGTCTTCTGCCAGTTTGGCGAAGTATGACAGAGCATCGTCGTCATCTTCTGTTTTGTTTGACGACAGAGTGATGTCAGGATCGTTGAATCCAGCATCAGTTGTGGTGGTTGTAGTTTCACCACGATTAGCAGCGCGGAACTCTTCTTCCTCTTGAACAGTCTCTTGGTCTTGGAAACGAGGGGTGCCCTTGTTACCCAGAACGTAGTCAAGACGCTTCTTCAGAGTGTCATAGTCCTTGAACTGGTCTGCAGCGACGAGTTCTGCCAGGGAGTATTCTTTCTTCCAGATTGCTTCCATAGCATCATCATCGTCCAGCAGAGCAGACTGTGCAGCAAACTCAGAGGAGTCATAGTTGCGATAACCAGCAACGTTCTTTGCCTTCAGTTTGAAGTTGGCACCTTGCCAGAAGTCAAAGGGATCAATTGCTTCCTCATCTTCAAACTCGGGTTGCATGGCAGCAGTGAGTTTGTCAAAGATCTTCTTACCGAACTTATAGAGGAACACACCACCTTCGTTAGCAGGGTTGGCAGGATCCTTGACGACGTAGATGTTTGCCATGTAAGTCAGCTTACGCTTCTGCTTACGTGCCAGTTCCTTACCTGCATCGGTGCCGTTGTTCCACAGCATCGTGTTGTATTCGGACACAGGATCCTTCTGACCCAGAGTGGTCAGAGAGTTTTCGATGTACCAACCGCCAGGACCCTGGAAGGCGTGAGAGTACAGTTTGACGAAGGGCAGATCTTCTCCATTGGGAGCAGGAAGGAAACGGATAACAGCATAACCGTTGCCGCTCTTATCACACTCAAGTTTCCAGAGACGCTCGTCTCCAGAACTACCTGCTTTGTTCATCTTGTCAACTTCTTTAACCAGTTTGGCGGTCAAAGAACCCAGTTTGGATTGCTTCTTAAGATCAGCGAAAGACATTCGGATTACCTCGGATTTGTTTGGATTTGGGAGATTTACTTGGATAGTATAACGAAGTTTTGCTCAGGTGTCAATGTAGTCCTTGAGCGATTCAATGGTCTTAGTCATGCTATCAAACAAAGTCTTGATGTCTGTGGATGGAGGGAACCCCATCATCAGAACAGACCTCTGCAAGTTCTCTTTCATCTCAATCGCTTTGGGATCGTCTGAAAGAGAAACTCTAGTATACATCACTTGCTGCTTTTCTAGCAAGCCCTGTAACATTTCAATGTGTTCAATTTTTTCATCACGAGTCATAGTACCAAAAGACATTGCATTTGTATAGATCTGCTCCTGCAGATCATTAATATCTTCCAGTTCGTTCTTGATAATATCAGACTCAAAAAAATCACTCATTTACTATTTCCCTTAATAACTTCTTGTAGTTGAACACATCAATATTTATGAAGGGTGCATATTTTTTGATTTTCAAACTGACGGTTTCCCACACTGGATCAGTAAGTTTCTTGTCAAAGTCTTCACGAAAATGGAAGATTTTTTCGTAGATCACGAAGTTTTCTAGCGACAATCTCCCGCTTAGATACTCCTTGAGAATTTTTGGATGTCCTTTGGAGCAGTCGAATAGACTCTCCAATCCGTTCTCCGAGAGTAATTCGTTGCTTTGTTCTTTGAACAAGTAGGTTGAACTCTGCCGTCGTTTCATCCACTCGGCGTATGTCCTTTCTCCAGAATTGATAATTTCTCCAATCCATAGGTTCTGTGGGTTGTCAGCAGCAGAAAAGTTAGATACTAGAAAGTCAACGACTTCACTGTCGTCATACTTACGGGAAGTTTTCTCAAACCAATACTTATCTTTCCTCTTATTAAAAGACGCCATGGATGCCCGTGATTTGGCACCATAGCGAAAGAAGTCGTAC